TTTATATATACCTCAACGCTGCTATCACACCACCCATAAGGGTGGCTAAAATACCCAAGCCCCAACGGAGATGGGTCTTCATGTCATCTTCCCACACTTCATGATGATGGAGGTGATTATTGAACATAGTGTCAAAATCATCCATCTTGTTGAACACAGTCTTAACGCGCTCGTCCATGCGTATCATGAGCTCGTCGCGCTCTCGTGCATTCATATTTAAAGTATCTCCGTACTCGTATTTAAAGTTATCGTCATAGTTGTATCCAAACCGGCCAGTAATAATCGGTGCCGCCAACGTTAGCAGAAAGGTATCCCTCAGGAACCATACCTACCCCAGCCATGTCAAAGAATTCTACTGGACTAACACCACCCCATGTTACTGGAACTAACCCCACCAATGCAGTACCACCAGTGCCAGCATGTGACATACCAGCGCCACCACCGCCCGTAGTTCCCTGAGTACCTTGAGTTCCTGTAGTTCCTGTAGTTCCAGTTGTTCCCTGAGTTCCTGTAGTTCCGGTTGTTCCCTGAGTTCCAGTTGTTCCGGTTGTTCCCTGAGTTCCAGTTGTTCCCTGAGTTCCTGTAGTTCCGGTTGTTCCTTGGCTTCCATCCAGTCCTTTAATACCCTGAATACCTTGAATACCTTGAGCTCCAGCACCACCTCCACCGGAGACTCCCTGAATTCCCTGAGTTCCTTGAGTACCAGCAGAACCATCGTCACCAGTTCTAGTGAAATGATAAACAATATCTTCTCCATCACTAAATGGTGGGTCTGAAAATCGAGCTACAGGAGTAACATCTATCTTGAAATAGCCAGTAGCTTCTGTGACTCCATCTACTTGGCAAATGAATAATGAACCATCAGTTGAAGTTCTTGATTGAAATACTAAATGGCCCTCAACACTTGCAGTACTATCATCCCAGCTTCTCATAAAGAGTTGCATATCTGTTCCATACTGGTCTTCATCATCAATGTATGCTTTTGTTATAGAAAGTGAAGTAGCATGATTAAATCTAATTACACCATCACCGGGGTCCGAATCAGTAGTCGATGTACTGAATTCATAATTAACTCCTCCTCTATATCCAGCAGTACCAGTCGTTCCTTGGGTTCCTGTTCCTGTAGTTCCCTGAGTACCCTGAGTTCCAGTTCCACCAGATGTTCCCTGAGTTCCTTGTGTCCCTGCTCCTGTAGTTCCCTGAGTACCTTGAGTACCAGTAGTTCCTTGGGTTCCTGCTCCTGTAGTTCCCTGAGAACCAGCTGGACCTATATCACCACGTATACCTTGAATACCTTGTGTTCCTTGAGTTCCTGCTCCTGTAATTCCCTGAGTTCCTTGTGTCCCTGCTCCTGTAATTCCCTGTATTCCTTGTATACCTTGCGTTCCCTGTGTTCCTGCTCCAGTTATTCCCTGAATTCCCTGAGTTCCTGTAGTTCCCTGAGTTCCCTGTGTTCCTGTAGTTCCCTGTGTACCCTGTGAACCCGCAGGTCCGGGCGCTCCGTCGGCACCCTGAGTTCCAGCACCAGTCGTTCCTTGAGTTCCCTGACTACCCGGAGTACCCAAAATACCCCGTGTTCCTTGAATACCTTGTATTCCTTGAGTTCCCTGTGTTCCAGTAGTTCCCTGTGCTCCAGTTATTCCCTGAATTCCTTGAGCGCCCGTTATACCTTGTGTTCCTTGAGTTCCTGTTCCTGTAATTCCTTGAATACCTTGAGTTCCTTGAGTACCAGTATCACCTTTAATACCCTGAGTTCCTTGAGTACCAGTAATTCCTTGAATACCTTGAGTTCCTTGAGTACCAGTATCACCTTTAATACCTTGAGTTCCTTGTGTGGAGTTGTCTGCACCATCCGTCCCTTGGATTCCCTGAGTTCCCTGAGTTCCTGTAGTTCCGGTTGTTCCCTGAGTTCCTGTAGTTCCGGTTGTTCCTTGAATTCCTTGTATTCCTTGAATTCCTTGCGCACCCCTTATACCCTGAATTCCCTGAGTTCCTGTAGTTCCCTGAGTTCCCTGTGTTCCTGTAGTTCCCTGTGTGCCAGTAGTTCCTTGAATTCCCTGAGTACCAGTAGTTCCTTGAATACCTTGAGTTCCTTTATCACCAGTTCTACTAAAGGATAAAGTAATTCTTTCACCATTACTAAATGGTGGATTACCTGAGCCAACTAATGGGTCAACATCTATCTTGAAATAGCCTGAAGCCTCTGTAACTGAATCTACCTCCATCGATGCGTATGATGTATCACTACCATCAGCAGATTGTATGATTATAACACCTTCTACTGTACTAGATGAATCGTCCCATGTACGCATCCAAGCTTGTTGGTCATTACCGTCTTCGTCGGTGTCATCAATAAATATTTTAGTAACACTAGCAAATGTAGTGTGATTAAATCTAATGTCCCCAGCGCCGGGGTCGGCATCAGTGGTGGAAGTATCAAATGTCCATGCTGTTCCACCTCTATAACCTGTAGTTCCTGTAATTCCTTGTATTCCTTGAGTTCCTTGAGTACCAGTAGTACCTTGAGTTCCCTGTGTTCCTGTAGTTCCTGTAATTCCTTGTATTCCTTGAGTTCCTTGAGTACCAGTAGTGCCTTGAGTTCCCTGTGTTCCAGTAGTTCCTGTAATTCCTTGTATTCCTTGAGTTCCTTGAGTGCCTGTATCACCGGTATCACCCTTGATGCCCTGAATACCCTGAGTTCCTTGAGTACCAGTAGTACCTTGAGTTCCCTGTGTTCCAGTAGTTCCTGTAATCCCTTGTATTCCTTGAGTTCCTTGAGTACCAGTAGTACCTTGAGTTCCCTGTGTTCCAGTAGTTCCTGTAATTCCTTGTATTCCTTGAGTTCCTTGAGTACCAGTAGTACCTTGAGTTCCCTGCGTTCCCGTATCACCCTTTATGCCCTGAATACCCTGAGTTCCTTGAGTTCCTGTCGTTCCAGTTATACCTTGGATACCTTGAGTTCCTTGAGTACCAGTAGTGCCTTGAGTTCCCTGTGTTCCAGTAGTTCCTGTAATTCCTTGGATACCTTGAGTTCCTTGAGTACCAGTGGTTCCTTGAGTTCCTTGAGTACCAGTAGTTCCTTGAGTTCCTTGAGTACCAGTAGTTCCTTGAATACCTTGTATTCCTTGAGTTCCTTGAGTTCCCTTATCACCAGTTCTAGTAAATTCTAGGACACATTGCTCTGCCGAAGAAAATGGTGGGTCACCTGAACCTACTACTGGAGTAACATCTATCTTCCAGTAGCCTGTAGCTTCAGTAATTCCTGTTACCTGCATCGAAGCATATGAAGCATCCGAACCATCTGCCGACTGTATTATTATAGTACCTTCAATGGTACTAGTAGAATCATCCCAAGTTGCATACCACGCTTGCTGGTCAGTACCATCCGCGTCTACGTCATCTATATATAGTTTAGTTACAGAAGCAAAAGTTCCGTTGTTTAATCTAAAGTCGCCCGCGCCGGGGTCTGCGTCTGTTATAGTATTATCGAAGTTATATCTAGTTCCCCCTCTTATTCCGTCAGCTCCTTGAGCCCCTTGTGAACCACCAGTTACAGTACCCTCTGTTCCTTGTATACCTTGTATACCTTGCGTTCCTTGTAAACCTTGAATACCTTGTGTACCTTGAGTTCCCTGTGCTCCAGTCGCACCTGTAATTCCTTGAGTTCCTTGAGCGCCCGTTATACCTTGAATACCTTGAGCTCCCGTAATTCCTTGAATACCCTGAGCTCCTGTATCTCCTGTCGTTCCTTGAGTTCCCTGAGTGCCTTGAGCGCCCGTTATACCTTGAATTCCCTGAGTTCCCTGAGTTCCTGTATCTCCTGTCGTTCCTTGAGTTCCCTGAGTGCCTTGAGTTCCTGTCGTTCCAGTTATACCTTGGATACCTTGAGTTCCTTGAGCACCCGTTATACCTTGTATTCCTTGAGTTCCTTGAGTACCAGTATCACCTTTAATACCCTGAATTCCTTGAGCACCAGTAGTTCCCTGAATACCTTGTATTCCTTGAGTTCCTTGAGTACCAGTAGTTCCTTGAATACCTTGTATTCCTTGAGTTCCTTGAGTACCAGTATCACCTTTAATACCCTGAATTCCCTGAGTTCCCTGAGTTCCCTGTGCTCCAGTCGTTCCTTGAGTTCCTTGAGTACCAGTAGTTCCCTGTGCTCCAGTCGTTCCTTGAGTTCCTTGAGTACCAGTAGTTCCTTGTATTCCTTGAGTTCCTTGAGTACCAGTAGTTCCTTGTATTCCTTGAGTTCCCTGTGTACCCGTAGTTCCTTGCGTACCCTGAGTTCCTTTATCTCCAGTTCTACTAAATTCTAAAATACATTCTTCTGCATTAGCAAAAGGAGGATTAGCAGACCCAACAACAGGAGTAACTGTAATCTTATAATATCCTGTCGCAGCCGTTACAGCAGTTACTTGCATCGAAGCATATGAAGCATCAGAACCATCTGCTGATTGTATTATTATAGTACCTTCTACAGTACTACTAGAGTCGTCCCACGTATCATACCAGTCCTGCTGGTCTGTACCATCCGCATCGACATCATCTATATATAGTTGTGTAACAGAAGCAAACGTTCCGTGATTTAACCTGAATACTCCCGCGCCGGGGTCCGCATCGGTAGTCGTAGTCGAGAAGTCATATCTAGTGCCACCTCTTATACCCTCAGTTCCTTGAGTACCAGTAGTTCCTTGAATACCTTGTGTTCCTTGAGTTCCCTGTGTTCCAGTAGTTCCTTGAATTCCTTGAGTACCAGTAGTTCCTTGAGTTCCTTGAGTACCAGTAGTTCCTTGAATACCTTGTATTCCTTGAGTTCCCTGTGTTCCAGTCGTTCCTTGAATTCCTTGAGTACCATCTGTACCTTGAGTACCAGTTGCACCTTGAGTTCCTGTTATACCTTGGATACCTTGAGTTCCTTGAGTACCCGTAGTCCCCTGAGTTCCTGTAGCTCCTTGAGTACCAGTAGTTCCTTGAATACCTTGTATTCCTTGAGTTCCTTGAGTACCATCAGTTCCCTGAGTTCCTGTTGTACCTTGAATACCTTGAGTTCCTTGAGCACCAGTAGTTCCTTGAATACCTTGGATACCTTGAGTTCCCTGTGTACCAGTAGTTCCTTGAGTTCCTTGAGCACCAGTAGTTCCTTGAGTTCCTTGAGCACCAGTAGTTCCCTGTGTACCTTGAGTACCATCTGTACCTTGAGCACCAGTTATACCTTGAGTTCCCTGAGTGCCCTTATCTCCAGTCTGGACAAAGGAAATTACGCAATCGTCGCCATTAGTAAAATTGTCGTTATGGTCTATATAATCTACTTGTACTTCTTCATAAACGTTAACTCCCGTGCCCCCAGCTACATTAGCACCTGTAATATCAAATATCACCCATACAGCAGAATCAGTAGCTTTACTTATCTTTATGTGCCCGCGCGTAGCACTATCACCATTATCTAAAGTATCGTTCCATGCACTTACATCATCACTATTTATATCATAGTCGGATATACCCACCTTTGTTATTAGAGTATAATCAGGGGGCCCAGAAACGGGCACTGCAACATTAAATCCAAAATTAGTTTGGCCCGGTGAACCAGCAGTAATATCAAAACTACTATAATTAAATTCTTGGCTATCGCCTCCGAATATTCCTCTCGTTCCTTGTACTCCTTGTGTGCCTTGAGTACCCTGTATACCTTGAGTACCCTGTATACCCTGTGTGCCTTGAGTACCAGTAGTTCCTTGAATACCTTGTATTCCTTGAGTACCCGTAGTTCCCTGCGTCCCAGTAGCTCCTTGAGTTCCTGTAGCACCTTGAGAGCCTGTAGTTCCTTGTGTACCTTGAGTTCCCTGAGCAGCTACCGCGCCCGCAGTACCTTGAACACCTTGTGTGCCATTCGTACCTTGTATACCTTGTGTACCTTGAGTACCTTGAGCCCCACCAACTCCAGTTAAAGCAATTCTTACATCAGGAGTGTTGGTATTTTTTAAAGTTAGTTTTTTATTAGTTGAATTCCAAGTAGCGTCATATAGATAGGAACGCCAAGCTACCGGAATTGCCTGTTTAGTTTTTGACCTTAACGCTTTAGTTCCCCTCATGATTTTGACCTTCTTACGACTAGTAAAGAAATAGAGTGGGAGTGATTAGGGCTCACTCCCTGAGCCCTTGCTAAAATAAACGTGTCTAAGCGTTGATAATAACTACGCCAGACATCGGGCTTGTGACCTTCAGTCCGTATCTCATCGACATGTAAGAACCAACAATTCCGAAACCGGGGTTTGCCTCTTCTACAGTCAATGGTCGCCTTTCAACGTACGACATAGGCTTTACGCTGCTGTCCCACATGAATATCCTATCAGGAGGGCACCATGCGTTGGTAGTGATGGTTAGACCATATATGCTACCTACGACAGCTGTTCCTATAGTATTCTTGAAAGGAGCAGTTTCCTCAACAACATACGGGAATCCGTAGCTGGCAGTTGTGCCAGAAATTGCTGTGGTAAAGTCTGCCAAGTTCAATAGAGTCTTGTAGTGCGCTGGGGATATCATTAGGGAGTCAGCATTAAAGCCGTGTCCGCCAATAAGTTCCATAGCTGTGGTTAAGTCTCCTAGGGAGAGCTCACCGTCGCCTGCTCCGCCAGCTGCGGTTACATAGTGACCTGTTTGAAGCGTGCCTGAAGCAGTTAGACCATACGAATAGTTACGTCCGACATTAATTTCGGAACCACTACCTAGGAAACCACCGTAAACATTATCGCTAAAGTCTACAATGTTAGCCTCAGTTGTGGCTGCTACGATGCTAGCTCCGTCAACACCCGTTCCGAACGTGGAGTCTAGGATACCGAGCAACGCATAAACAACGTGCTTAGTCATATGACGGTCTACCGCCCTGCGTGCTTCATTCAAAGCCATCTCGACTTCATTGAAACGTGAATCTTCAATCATACGACGTGTAACGCCCATAGCCAGTCCCCACTCGCCTACTGATACTCTCTCGGAGCGCAGATTAGTGTGCTGGTATTGTGGTGTGTTACCTTCGTTGATTTCTTCCATACCCATGGAAGGCTTTGCGAATGTGATATCAATATCACCGCCAGTCTCTGTGGTCATAGGTTCTGTAAACATTGCCATCGCAGCAAGGTCTGTGACCTTGTAGTCTTTGATTGCATCTTTATAGTCTATGAGTACACGTTCCCCTGTTCCACCAGTCGCTGCGTAAGCGCCAGTGTTAAGGGAAGTAAGAAGACCGGGTGCTAAATTCTGAGTTAGTGCTACCATAATAATCACCTACCCCTTAGTGGGTTATCACCTTAGTTAAACCCGCTGCGGAATTGTTCTCCAATGTAGTTGCTTGACAACTTGGTTTAGTTGTTGCGTTGGTTGCTGCAAGGAGACGACCATCTGTCGTTCCCATCATTAACCCTACACCAGCGTTTAGGTCTGCACAATTGACGTTCAATATAACGCCGTGCCCAGAAATAACACTTACGACATTTCCTGACGTAATGGTTGTGAGTGCATACCCGCAGACCGCAAATTGGTCTCCTGCACTATCCCCACTGTTAGCGTTTTTGACTTCGCCACTGGTATCGAATGTTAATGCGTTACCAGCAGTGACATCTTCTGCCGCTACAAATGGAAGGATACGTGCTGGTGCACCACCATCATTTATCAAAATTTCTGTTGCCATAATTAATTACCTCTTAATACATCTGGGTCGATTTTGATACGCCCAGTTTCTTTATCTAACTTGACTGCAAATTTTCTCTCGGATTCTGCTGGAACAGCTTCACCCTCGGGGGATTTACCCTTCCCGAAGGTACGTTCTATTTCCTCAGGTACCGGAAGTGCAGCAAGAGCTTCGCTGAAACCAGTCAGCCTTGATTCATCCCAAGCTGTGAGTTCATCGTTACGAGTTGCTTTCTTATCCTCTTCTAAGGTACCGAAAATCAGTTCCTTGGATAGAATCGCCTCTACAACTTCAACCTTTCGAGTTTCGGCTTCTTTAGCAGCTCTCTCTTCCTCAGCAAGTTTAAATTCCTCAATTATCTTGAGGGCCTCTTCGTACTGGGAATTGATTTCTGCCTTTGAAGATGTCATCTCTTCTAGTTGCGTTCGTAGGGACGCGAATTCGCGTTCCACGATATTCTCCGCTTCGGAGTTCTCTTTAACATTAGGAGTTTCTGTAGTCATGTTTATATCCTCTTGTTTTCCGTCTGAACATTCACACGCGCCATCTTTCCCACCACAACCGCAGTCATGATGTTCATCTTTTGCGTGTAAACCACATTTCGTTTCAATAGTACATTCCTCGCAGACGGGGTCCATTGATTTATTATCAATGAAACTGACCTCTGTTGGGCGAATGTTCGTTGCGAACGTATCACCCATCACGTCAACGTCATTGGAAAACCAATCAATGCTGACATGGGTTATGTCTCCATCCTTCACTTTATCTATCACTTCTTGTCCCCGTTCGTTTTTGTTATCAACCGTAGCTGACATCCTAATAGCGGACTTTCCATTCTCCATCTCAAACACCTCAGGATTAGCAGCCATGCCAATTAAATCGTCTGGCGTTCTCTGATGGTTGAAATATATAGGTAGCTCGTTAAAAGCTTCTATATTCTTCTTTAATATCTCAGGTTCTATATAAACCTTTTGCTGTATATCATCTTCTTCATACTCATGAGGGCCTGATGTTATAGCTATGACAGGGAAAGTAGCACTTTCAAAGTCATCCTCTTGTGTAAATGATATATTATTGTCTTCTCCTAGAGATAGGGCAAACGTGCGTCTTTTTTCATCTTCATCCAACGTTCTACCAAACGTTCTTTCTACGTTATGTCCATCAGCCCACATGATACACATGTTAGCAGCCATCTCTTTGTGGTCTTCAACACCACGTTCTTTTAGTGTAGAACCTACTGATGCTACACACTTTTCATAACTCATGCTCTTTTCCCCTTTATGTTTGCCGAAGGTTGATTCCCTCTATTCGGGGCTCGAGCACTTTCTTCTTTTTTGTCAGTGTTCTTACCACCAGAAATGTTAGCGTTCTTATCGCTGGGTCCCTCTGGGGGCGACCCTGCTTTCTTTACAGCAACATCTTTCAGCATATCTAATTCTACCACACCTTCAGGGTCGAGACCACGCTCTTCCCTAACTTCTCCGGGTGATAATACTCCTTCAGATAGATATATCATATCTGTCTTAGCTTTAGTAAATGCATCTTCCACATTAATCTGCCTGAACTTAAATTTAGCCTCTCCGTCTTCCAGCTGGGGCATTAATTGAGCATTCAGTGCAGCCTCAATCATAGTTTGTAAATATCTAACATAAGGTTCAAAAATAGGTCTAGCTTTATCGGGGTCAGTCCACATAGTCTTAGGGACTTTAAGAGCCATATGTATCTTATCTAATATATCATCTGTATATTTTCCATACTCAAAAGCTCTTTGTGTGCCTTGTAATTCTTTTATAATAATATCGTTTCCGTGAATGATATCTTCACCGGGCGCTAAAGAGTTGAACGCGTCCACCACTTCGTTAATTTTGTCAGGACCATAAGGCATATCGGGAAGTCCACAAGATATATCAAAGCGAGAAGAAGCATACTTGTTGAGTGCAGCTCCAACATCTCTCTCTGCATAATCTTTGAGGTCAACCAAATAAAGAATGGGATGGATGTCAGAAAGGCCATAAGCGTAATCATCGAAGGGGTTGTTAAGTAAAGCACAAATCTCTTCCGGCTCGAAGTGGATATTTTCTTTTTCATCTCCTATATCCTGATAATAATATTTAATTTGTCCATGCTCATTTCTTTGTACAAACATGTTTTGGCTAGAACGAAGTACTAAGTTATCTCCGGTCCACTCCAAATATCCTGTTCCAAATATTCTAGCGTTACGCACCCAACCATATAGAAGGTTCTCAATGTTTATATCTCTAAACATTTCTTCTATACGTTCTCTTACGTCATCCTTATCTGTCACAATATCGAAATTGTCTTTGACCGCGTAGAAACAGGGAAGGTCTATCAAACTCCTAACAATGGGGTCAGATAGATATACATCCATGTATATCCTCGGTCTACCGAGATGCTCTTCGTATTGTTTTTTATGACTATATGTATAGTCATTAGAGAGCTTCAAACGTTTTATAACACCCGCTCCAAAACTGAGAGGCTCGTCTTCCTTAAAAGGCGGTGCACTACCCGTTGTAGCGAATATCCTTCGTACTCTATCAAGAAATGCCATGGCTACCACTTATATAGTATAATCGTAACAGTATATAAAGATTTCGTCATAATGAAAATCTACTCTTTCTTTTGAAATCATGTCCTTTTGTCCTAAATAAGGAGACTCCTGAATGTCTACCGATATTACTAGTGATGAGGTCACGAGCTGAAGTTTGTTGAGAAGCTCCTACGCTAGCTGAACCGGGAAGCATAGCTAATGTAGCATGTATTCCTAAAACAGAGCTATCACAATAGTCATCATGTTTACCATTAGGAGCGCTAATGCGTTCTGTTTTATTAGCAGCATCCATAACATATTGTAAGTCTACATGTTCCCTAAACCACTTGTTAATAATTTTCTGGCCGGGTATGTCTAGATTCGCTGGATTAGGTACTCTCACTCTCTCTTGCTGTATGAAGGATACATAGTCCCTGAATACTTGTGTTTTAGTTCCTCTGGGCCCTCCTGTAAAGATGAAAGGTATAAAATAAATCTGTGGCACACTGTTGATACACGCTATTCGGAGGTCTTGTTCAATAGCCCCGCCAATTCCCGTAGCATCAATAATAACCCTACCAACACCAAAACTACGAGCAATATCCATAATACGCTTACGCTGATATGGAATGTCGTGCCCGCCAGTTCTAGCGCTAATCTCTTCAATGTAAATAAGCCGTGCCACATCTGAATCATCAGCTTTTTCAGCGGCCCATACACTAATGACAGTAGAATTAACAGATTTGCCAATGTCAACAGCCACAGTACAGTGCTTTCCTCCGTCGAGAGGGGCTTCGGGGGTAGAGAGTTCATAGTCATGGAAACATGCCTTTATTTTTTCTGGATTGAATATATTGGAAATACTTTCCACAAACTCACATTCGTATTCCGTTCTCCAATACATAGAATCTTCACCCCATTCCATCATCTTTCCAAGCATGTCTTCTTCAGTATATGCCGCTTCATAACTATCTCCAACCACTACTGCGTCTCTCCATGAAAATACCATTCTCGTCCAAGTCTCCGAATAGGCGTCATCATATAAATAGCGCCACATGTGGTTGTCTTTTGACTTAGGTGTACCTAGATTTATGAAGGGGGCATTATTTGAAACTATCGCTGGTTCTACATTATCTACAAATAGACTATCGTCGATGAGAGGAGACTCATCAACTATACAGAATGTAGGGTGTTGGCCCCGTATAGCCTGCCCTTGGTTACTAGGCGCTAATGGAGCTCTACGCATTAATGTGCCCCCCTTCATGCGTATATGGGGCTTATTGTGAAATTTATAATTATCTACTAAGCTGTCTAAAAATCTGTTGTCCTTAAAGTGCCTATACACGTATCCGAAGATAAGCGCGGCTTGGTCCTCGCTAGGTGCGAGCACGAATACTAAATCCCTGAAACGCTTAAAGAACATATAGATAACTACTGCTACCGAGAGGGCGAAGGATTTCCCACAGCCTCGTGGAGCTAATATTGCTACCTTACGCTGCTTCATATCCTTGGGGTTAGTTAATGCTTTAACCACAATCTTTTCTTGAAGTGGTCTTAATTTAAGGGTTCTTTGTTTACCATCTATTAAATAAGATTCACAGAAAGCTTTTACAAGCAGTCCCATCTTCTTTTCGTCGTCTCTAACACTTTCAAATAATTGTTCTAGCGAACGAGTGTCATAGACGTTCTTACCCGTCAGGGCTGTCTTTAATTTCTTCCCCTCTTCCTTTATCGCTAGTTCCTTCATTTAAGTCCTCCAGAAATTTTACAAACCCTTCGGTCTTCTGTTCAACCATAGGGGGTATCTCTATATTCAGCGCTCGGAACTCCGTATGTATGTCACGAACGATTGAATTTCTTTGGCGCAAGAGCTCTGTTCGTAGGTTAACATCCCGAATATGTAGAGAAATTTCTTCCCAAAGAATGTCTTCAAGAGACAGATTGCGAGCCAACAGGCGTACAAGCTCTTTGTGACGTTCATATTCTGGTTCTCCTACGCGCAAGCGCAAACGCTCTTCATACTCGTGCTCGTTCAAAGCTGCTTAGCTGAGGCCATAGCCTCTTTAACTTCAGCCTTGACTACCGCAACGAATTTCTCATCGTTCTGGTCCCAAGCGGAGAGTATTACATTTCTGAGCATTGCGTCTTTGACGTGTTTTTGAGCTGCTTCATCCAGCTTCTTATATGCTTTAGTCTGGGCTGCTGTTAGATAATTATCAAGAATCGCGTTGAGTTCATCGTCGTGTTTCATGATATAAGGCATTATCAATGCTTTGACTGCTGGTTGAGTATATGCGATATAAGCAACGAGTGCTCCTATCACAGCTACTGCTAGCATAAGCTCAGGTGAGCCTAATAGCATATCCATCAATCCTTCTAACATTCCAGATTCGGCTTCTCCTAACTCACTGGTTAGGTTTGTTGTTTCATTTGTCGTTGTATTATTTGTCATAATATCACCTTTATTGTGGGGCTCCCGAGAACACTTGCGTATTGTATTTCTGTGGAGCTTCAGTCCTTATGGGACGCCCTGTATAAGTAGATACGTCCATGTATATAAAGCTTACTTCTTCTTCTTACGAAGTTTACCGTTCTTCCCACGAAACTCACCCTTTTTTCCTTTAGGAACCCGGCGCTTCTTGGGTTTTTTACGAGGTACTCCGTTCTTCTTAAGTTTGCCTCTATTATATGCCATACTACTTCTTCCCTTTCTTCTTAGTGGCCTTCTTCTTACCTTTAGGCTTCAATTGAGGATACTTTCTATATACTGCCGCTCTTATCCCTGCTGGGCGTGGTGCGTTATGAGCTAGCTTTAAAGCTGACTTCCCGCGCGCGAGCGTGTTAATAGGAAAGCTACCTGCTGGTGCTCCTCCAGAAGGGCCAGCAAAGGCTTTAACGCCCTTATACTTCCCTACATTAGAACCACCGGCTTTCTTCCTTGCCGCTGCCTGCTTCTTCTTAGCCTTGGTCTTTTTCTTAACTACCATCTCTAGTGCCAAGGATTATGAGCTTCTTTATTCTTGCTCTGTTGTTTATTACCAACATGATGTCCATGAGACTCTCTACTCTCTATTTCTGATTCAGTTATATCCCTAATTTGATGTAGGGCCTTTTCCTTAGAAAGTGGTTTCTTACTTAGTGCATGAGTCTTCCCGCCAGAGTGACTGTAGACCTTTTCGCCTTGACCACTCTTTCTCATAGTCAGAGTCTTGTCAATGTTGTATTTCTTGTTTTGATTTTCTGCCATACTTATTCCTCTTCATCCGTTTTGCAATCAATTATATTCTCCATGTGTTTTAGTCTTAATTCCATCTTTTGCACTTGGTCATACAATTCTCTTACTTCAATGTCATTCATTCTTTTCCTCTTCGTGTTCGTGTGTGTCTTTCCCGTTACGGAACGTACCCTTACGGGTCTGTTCTATCTGACTGTTCTGTTGAGCAGTCCATAATTCTAATACCTTATATATAATAACGAGGGCGGGTGAACCTATAATCAGAAGAACTGATTTATATGATTCTATATCTTGTACTACTTCAGGGTGGTTAAAGGCCATCGTTACTAAGAAGATAGATAAGCCTACCCAAGCCATCACAACTGGGGCTGCTACTATTACCATCATGAAGTTAGCAAAATTACCATCTGGTGAAATCGCATCGGGTTTATCATTATTCATGCTGGTGCCTCCACCCTTATCATGGGAATATCAAATTGCTGCTGGAATACATAATCCTCAGATTCCGCATCCCATACAAGCAATGCTACCCACATGGACCATGTACCATTTGTTTCGTTGAGTTCCTCGTAAGTGAAGTTCAACCAGTGGTTGTCCCAATCCATACCATTGACGGTCATGTATAAGTCAGTCCAGTTATAATCACCTGATTCTGCGTGCCATACGTCTACATAAAGTAGTACAGATGTATTAAAATCGTAACAATCTGTGTCTATGTCTGTTAGTACAGATATACCATCAGCTTCGGGGTCTACCCAGAAAACAGATGCATTATCCAACTCTTCGTTATACCACCCCGGATAAAAATGTACAGATGTATGATTACCGTGTTCTTCCTCATACTCATCTTCGTAATCGCATGAACCATCATCTTCAGTAGCCTTATCATCGTAATTGTTAGCTTCCATATCCATACAACCATAGATAGCTGCGGTTTCATTCGCA